CCCCTACACAATGGGCAACCCTTCGCAAGTTAATTGAAACAACTACAACCACACCCGACGGGGCGAAAGTCCAAAGTTGGAAAGATTGCGCAGTTGTTGAATTGGGATTTATTTGTTTAGAGTGGGGGCAAGTGGATGACAAACCCGTTTGCACAAAGCAGTCCGACAAATGGGCGGTTGATATTCTATTTTATGCAGAAGTACCAAAAGAGTTTGAGCCGTATGCGGTTTATCCAAATCCTTGTGGGGTGCATACATTCAGCGGTGATGAGAGTTTGTATCTCAAGACCTTTTGTGCCAAGTTCCCCGATTCACCTTATTGCATAATCCCAACGAATGAAACACCTTCATAATGACACCACCGCTGCGATTGCAACGGCTATCTCAGGCAGTTCGGCAGTTCTGCATTTTGCGAATACTTGGCAACCTTTGTTTGCACTTATTTTGGCTCTCGTTGGTATTGTTTCGGGTTTGTTTGCGATTCGTTACTACGCAAAGAAAATTGATGCGATAGATGGCAAAGGCAAATAATATCAGCACCTTCAGAGCAAAGCCAAAGAATAAGCTCCGCAGACATACCAAGCACCAAAACAAACACAAATCGTGCAAACCAAAAAGAGGACAAGGATAAAAGGTTATTTTGAACCGACACCGAAACGATTCAGAGTGCTTGGTGATTCCATTGCCGGAGCATCGTTGTTTGTTGCCAGTTTGAACCTTGACCATCCCAAGTTGATGTTGATTATCGGCATTGCGGGTGGAGTTGGAAAGTTCATCACAAACTTCTTCACCGATGAAGATTAAACAAATTGCATTCAACGGATATTATAAAGAGGAATGTCCGAAGTCACAAATCTACTTGCATCATACTGCTGGAGGTGGTGACGGAGTTGCAACCTTTCAATTTTGGGATGCTGATCCAGTAAACATCGCAACCGCCATTGCGATAAGTCGAAGTGGTGAAATCGTGCAAGGGTTTTCGTCTAAACATTGGGCGTATCACTTGGGACTAAAAACATCACACTTCAAAGGAGTGCCATTCACCAAACTTGACAAGACATCCATTGGGATTGAGATTTGCAATTGGGGATACTTGGTAGAGAAGAACGGCAAGTTCATCAATTATGTAGGCAAAGAAGTCAAAGATGTGTGCAAACTTGATAAGCCATACAAGGGATTCACCTATTTTGAGAACTACACAAAAGAGCAAATCGCATCAGTCAAAGAATTGTTGTTGTTGTGGCGTGACAAATACGGCATTGACCTAACTTATCACGAGGATATTTGGTCGGTGACAAAAAGAGCATTGTCAGGCAAGAACGGAGTGTTCACTCACAACTCAGTTCGTGCAGATAAAATTGATGTTTATCCCCACCCCGATTTGATTAGTATGTTGCAATCGTTGTAAGTTGCTATTTACTTTCAATGATCTTCCAAAGAATCAACTTTCACGACAATGTCCTTCCCGTTTTCAAGGAAAACAAGGCGAAAGGATATGTGACTTTTGGTGCTGACAACTTGTATCCCGATTTTTTAATTGAGTTATTCAACAAGTCACCCAAGCACAATGCCATCGTTTCATCCAAAGCATCGTATGTTGCTGGAGTTGGGACAAAGGTAATCGGACAAAACACCGTTGACATCGCAAAAGCCGAAGCAAAGATTCAAGCCATCAATGCTTACGAAACACTTGCACAAGTTAAAAACAAGATTGCTTATGACCTTGAGTTGTTCAATGGTTATTGCTTGGAGATAATTTGGAACAAAGCGAAGACGGCAATTGCTGAAATATACCACATCCCTTTCAAGAATATCCGCAAAGGACTTGAAGGTGAGTATGTGTATTGTGAGGATTGGACTGACCGCAAAGCGGAGCAAGTTCACTATCAGCCATTCAACACAACCACAAGAGAATCAAAGTCACTTTATTATTGCCAATTCTACCGACCCGGACAAGGTGAATATCCTTTGCCTGATTATGTTGGTGCGTTGAAGTATATTGAGGTTGACACCGAGATTTCAAATTACTATTTGAACTCAATCAAAAACGGATTCACCGCACAAACGCACATCCAGTTATTCAAGGGAATTCCAACACCTGAAGAAGCTCGTGCAACTGCAAGACGATTCAAAGAGAATTATCAAGGCACGGACAATGCTGGTGGACTTATCATCCAATACAACGATCCACAAGAGAAAGAATCAGTCATCAGCAACTTGCAACCATCGGACTTTGACAAGCAATTTGATTTGCTAAATAAGACCGTACAACAAGAGATATTTGTTGCACACAAGGTAAACTCACCAATGCTCTTTGGAGTGCGTGTAGAAGGTCAATTGGGCGGTCGTAGCGAGATGATTGAAGCGTATGAGATGTTCCAACAGTCATACATCGAACCAAGACAACAAAAGATTGATGATACTTTGACTTACTTGTTTGAGTTCATCTCTCCAGTTCGCTTAGAAACAATTAACAAACCACCAATCGGAGTTGATTATGTTGCCTTGTTTACTGCTGGACTTTTAACTCAGGACGAAGCACGGAAGGAATTGGGATTTGAAGAGATTGAGAAAACACCCGTTGCGATGTCATCACAAAATCCTTTTGGATGGGATGATGAGCGTGACTTGGCGGTGTTTATGAAGTATGGTGAACCTGCTGAGAACTTTGAAGCGATGAAGTTTGACTTCGCATCTGCGATTGAATCAGCCATCTTGAATGTGCTAAAGGAAAACAAAGGTTTGCAGATAGGCGACATCGTCAACATCACCAAGCTTGATCCACAAGTGGTGGTTGATACCATTGCAAAATTGAACGAAGCCAAGTTGATCAAAGGATACAATCAAGGTCTTGAGGTTACAACAAAAGGATTGGAAGAAATCAGTCAGTTGCAAACCGAAATCGTGGTTCGTTACAAATACTCGGTTGCACCAGGAATATCAGGTGGACTAATCATCCCCGGTTCTCGTGAGTTTTGCCGTCAAATTGTACAAAGCAATCGTGTTTATTCTCGTGCGGATATTGATGCGATGTCGGCTCAGAGTGAAACGGGAATTGATGTTTGGAGCAGACGAGGTGGATGGTATCACGATCCCGTGAGAGATGTCAATGTTCCACAATGCCGTCACATTTGGCAACAACAATTATTGAGGAGAATCAAATAATGACAAACTTTGTATATTTCATATCAACAACCTATTTGAAGGACAACACACCTTTGAATGAGAATGTTGACGATAAGTTGCTGAAGTCAGCAATCAAAGAAGCTCAGGAAATCTACATCCGTGATGTGATTGGTTCGGGTATTTACAACCAGTTGCAGACACAAGCGTTTGCATCTACATTGACCAACTTGAACACAACCCTTTTGGATTCATACATTGCACCTTGTTTGAAGTATTATACTTTGACCGAAGCGATGTTGCCAATGACATTCAAGTTGATGAATAAATCGGTTGCAAGTCGTGAATCTGACAATGCTCGTGCAGTATCCGTTGAGGAGATGACATTGATTGAAGGCAGATATCGTGACAAAGCGGAATACTATGCAAATAGGTTGCGTGATTATCTCCGTACCAATACAAATGATTATCCATTGTTCTTGAATCCCGGCAACACCATTGACACCATCAGACCGAAATCAACTGCATTCAGCGGAGGAATTTATTTACCACTAAGATATGACGATTGTTTCTTCAACTATGACTTCCCCCACGAGGACAAATAAGTGGCAAAAAAACAACGAAGCCAAACTTCTCAAATTCCTAAAAAATGACATTAAACCAAATAATCAAAAAGATTCAGACCGCAGCCGAAAGCCATAAAATGGTCGGCAAGTTTGGGGTTGGTCAGCAATCTAATTTGACGGTGGAGAATATCGAGTTCTATCCTTTGGTGTGGTTGTATCCTGATGGCTTTAATTTGCAATCAGCCGGGAAGTTGATGACATACAACTTTGCATTGATTGTGATGGATCGTGTGTTTGAATCTGAGAGCAACACAATTGAAGTTCTTTCGGATACTGCACAAATTATGTCTGACATTTTTGCGTTGGTAGAAACCAACACGGAAACCGATGGTGACTTTGAATTAAGCATCAACGGAAACGCATCCCCATTCTATGATTCAAAAACTGATATACTGGCTGGATATGCAATCAACTTCCAAGTTCTCACTCCTTATCTCAGCAATAGTTGCGTTGTACCTATTTAGTGTTGTGTGGGCGATGTTCAATTTTGAAGAACATCCAAAGCCAAAAACACTATTGAAGGTAGAATTGCACGAAAGAATCGTTGAGAGAGAGAAAATCAAACGAAGCGTTCTAATCAAATATCTCAATCACTTGGATACAATCTACCTTGATACCTTCCAAAGTTCGTCACAAGGTCTGAAACAAGCAATTGAGATACATCGTACACTTGACACAACTCTATGAAAACACTTAAACAAGAAATCGTCAAAAAATACATTCTTCAATTTCCTGAATTACCTAACCGGACTTTGGCATCAATGATATTCACGAAGGAAGAGGGATTGTTTCCAAGTTTAGAAGTTGCGAGAAATAGTGTGCGTTATTACAAGGGTGCAAGTGGAGAGATGAGTGCAAAATGTGCAATGAATCAAAATCACATAGATAAGCCAACACATTCTTCCATCAAGGAGGGATTGGCAAAACTCAATATCCTTTCACGAGCTGAGGATATGATTCCCGTTGTTTTGGGCGAAGGAAAGTATTTGATACTTTCAGACATTCACCTTCCTTTCCACGATGAAGAAGCATTGAGTGCTGCACTAAATTACGGAGCAAACAATGTTCCCGATTGTATCATCTTAAATGGTGACATTCTTGATTGTTATGATGTGAGCAGATTCTCAAAAGAAATTCGCAGACCAAAGATATCGGAAGAATTGGAAATGGGCAGAAACTTCTTTAAGTATTTGAGAGAGTTATTCCCAACACAACCCATTTACTACAAGATAGGAAACCACGAGGAAAGGATGAGAGCTTACATCCTAAGGAATGCTCGTGAACTTGCTGACTTGAACGATGTAAGTTTGGAATCTTTGTTGCATTTGCACACCTACGACATCATTCCCGTCAATCGTGAAATGATTAAACTTGGCAAGTTGACGGTGTTGCACGGTCACGAACTTGGGGAATCAGTATTCTCACCAGTAAACCCGGCACGAGGATTCTTTTTGAAAGCAAAAGCATCAACAATTGTTGGTCACTATCACCAAGTATCACATCACTCAGAAAACAATCTTCACGGAGAACAAGTTGGCGTTTGGTCAATGGGTTCACTTTGCAACTTGTCACCTGAATATCGTCCTTACGCTTACACGAAATGGTCGAATGGATTTGCCTATGTAACCGTGAATGCGGATTTATCGTTTCATATCGACAACTTCAAAATCATCAACGGTCAAATCCTATAAGTTAAAAAAACGCAAACGGATATGCTCTTAAAGGTACAAATAGTTCA